TGCAGTAAGGGCTTTACGACAAGCAAAGACATCCTTTGCTCCACCAGCCAAGTCACAATCCTTAAATGCAACCTGTCCAGTAGCAGGTGAAGTGTAGATATTTACCCAACGTGGAAGACCAGTTACATCAGCCTCTGCTCGGGTAATCTGTCTAGCATTCTTCATACCTACTTTTGGTTGACCAACAGTTGTGTTACGCATAAAATAAATCTCCTAAGTTAAATTCAAGTTTCGTGATGAACCATTCATCACTTCAATATAACCATTATATCATAATGGTATTCGTTATACAAGGAAGAATATTAAAAATCTTCCACATCAATTAACATTCCATTCTTATATCTATATACATGGTCTGGAACATTAAGTTTTTGTGGAATAGCACCTAAAATACACCATTCTTTACATACGAAAGGATGTCTCATAGAAAAATTTGGTGATAATACTTTATCAACCATATATGATAAAGCACCTATCAACTCATCTCGTAACAGAGGTGGAAATTCTTTCATAAACTTTGTAGCACCATCTGGATCAAATTTAGTTGTATATAAAATGATTTCCGTTTTAATACCATTCTTTACATTAGGAATGATATGTTTACACAAAACACGATAAGCACTCAAATCACTAGGAGTAAAGAGGATTCTTTCTACTTTTGCATCGTAGTCTATCTCACCAGTATATTTAATTTTTGCTTTTGTATTTAACCATGCTATTGCATCGGGTCTTTCTAAACGCTTAACTAGTTCAATACCATCACTACCAAGAGCTAATGCACGTTCTATGATTCTGTTTATTGTTCTAGTACAAAAATGGGATTTTATTTCTAGCTCTTCCCAAAGATAAATACGAATAGAGTCTTCGTCATGTGCCAATTCTTTACTTTTAATCAAAACACCAAGTCCTTCAACAACATCTTCTACTGTTGTTTCATCAGCAATATCATGTCTTAAATTGTTTTTAAGTCCTGACGTAATTCTACTAGTTTCTTCTCCTACTTTTGAGTCGTAAGACCTATACATAATTGGCAACTTTTTTACTCCAAGTTCCCTTGCCATTGCCATCCGTTTTCTTCCATCTCTAGGACGATTAGTTTTAATATCAAATATAGGGGGAATATAACAGATTTTCCATCCCGATTCATTTACCTTATTAGTAAAATCATCAAATTCTATTGAAGACCTATTCTCTCCTTGATCAGCACGTATTCCTACATTTGTATCATTGTCCTCAACAAAATCGAATTTATCGACATCTAACCATCCATACTTAACAAACTTCCCATTGTCAATTTTTCGATCTTCTTCCTCTGTAGGAGCTTCATAATCCTTATTAATATTAACAACTTTATCTAAAACAGTATAACTAGTGTTACTCATTTTGTTTTCTCCTTCGCCTCGAGGGCTTGTGAGTTAATATTTAAGAAATGCGTTATCTAAGAGATTACATTTCTCATTTGTTATAACCATTATATCATAATGGTCTTGGTAATACAAGGAAGAAGTTTTCCCTGTTTGGAGCGGGTGGTGGGGCTCGAACCCACGACCTCCACGTTGGCAACGTGATGCGCTACCACTGCGCTACACCCGCTAAATGCTATTTGAAAAAAGCTATCAATGATGGCTTTAATTGATACATAGAGCTATCAACATCAGCATCAATAATATTTCCATTTATATCATATATTTTTAACTGTCTATCTTCACCAAATATATCAGAATAATATAATCTTCTATCTTCTTTTGTTTTACTACCTAATAAAGTATTTTCATTACTTGTTACTAAATTAACTCTAGCACAAGTAATATAAAATTTTACATATTCATCAAATATCCAAGTCTTTTTATTTTTATTTTGTTCTATTAATACTTTTTTACATTTCATTTGTGGTTGTTCAAAATGGTCTGCAGTGTATCCAGACTTTTTTATCACAGCAGAATCAGCTTTGTTGATATTCTTTTTAAATTTCAAAGCATCTTCACTATAACCGACACCATTCCCAAAACCTTCTATTAAACTATCCATCTCTTTTTTTTCAATCACATCACAAGAAAGTTTTAAACTCTGAACTCTATCATAAAATAATCTTTCAAAAAGATATGCAAACTCTGACTCTAATACACCATCCAAAATATCAGGTTTATAAGACCTATCATAAATTGTATATGTATGTTTGATAAAACCAGAATGTACCTTACCTACTTTGAATAATAAATTCTCAGTTAAATCGTTCAAAATAAATCTCCATATTATATTAATAAGCGGTAGTTTATTCTGTTACGAGGAAAACTACCAAAACCCTAGCTACTTAACTACGCAGCAATAGCATACGAATAATCGTTTGCGTTTGTGATTTGAATGATTGATAACGGAGCCATCATTCTTCTCCGTGCTGTCCGTATACCTTCCATATACAGTCGAAACCGATTTCCCCCGTAATAGAATTTGGTGGAGGAAGGGGGAATCGAACCCCCGTCCTATATAGTTCCGTTATACAGATTATACAGCAATTCGTTATAGACTAACACATTGACAACTTTCCATGAAGTTAATCAATTCATACAGTCCTAAAGCCAAACACATGACAACAGCAATACCTATCATACTCCATACTATTGTTTCTTTCATGCTTTAAATTTCTTCAATAAACTAATCATTCGTTCTTTATCTTCTATATTTTCTATAAGTGTTTCTGACCAGCTACAACCGTGATCTTGTAATCCAATCATAAATTTTAATCCATACCAAATCCTTTTATACCAAGGCAGGTAGTGAGACATTTGCACATGAAAGGAAATCCATTCCCATAATTCCTGCTGTTCATCACTTAAACTCTCTTTGTAATATTTAACTGCCATTAAGTGATTATTTGAATAGCATTCACACTCAAAATATTCTGTGATTTCTATATCTTTATCAGTCATATCATAATCCAAATAAAGTTTTAATTGTAAGTGCAAGACATAATGTTACTACTGCAAACAATGCCATATTTACCCATGCATCATTCATAATATTTCTCCTATTGTTTTTTGTAAATCAGAAAAGACAGAATCAGCTGAAGAGTGTGATCTATAAACTTCAATACAATTAGCAACATACTCATTGTATAGTGCTTCATCATTATTTATTTCTATAATCCTTTTACATACTTCATCAATATTATCAGGGCCCATATAAATTCCAGAAAAAGGAATAGAGCTAAAAGACTTACCTGAAATATGTTTAGTATTATCACCCCAATGTTTACTGAATATAGGTATCAATCCCAATCCAACAATTTCTAGCATTGCATACTCGACATGATAACCATAATACCTAGCATCCAATTCATAGAAGGAGCAACCAAACTTACTCTTTGAGATTTCTTCCATCCCCTCGCTTCTATTGTAAGGGCCATAGACATAAGATTTATCAAAACAGTTCTGTTCGACATCTTCGCCCTTTTTAACTTCTATAATTTCTGGATGATTAAATATATCTAATGCACCAATAGACCTTTCCAATCCTCTCATCTCGGTAATGATATTACCCTTTAATTGTTTTCTTAAATCTATAACACGTTGAGGATGCTTAAATCTAGCAAACCTTCCAAAGTAAGATACCCTGTCTACCTTTTCAGAAAACTTTTTTCTCAATGGAGATACAGTATCAAAATCCATTGCAACTCTAAAGTAGCCATACTCTGGTATGGGTCTTTCTCTTTCTATTAATGTAGGGCCAAAGTGTTTATCAAACTGCTCACCAAAATCAGTAGTCTTGGAATAATTAAAAACAACATCACAATATTCTACAACATCCCACATTCTAGCATTTCTTTGTAGAGATTGACGTTTATGATCTAATTGAATAAATATCTTTTTGGGTGTAACTTTATAAACACAATTCTCTACAAAATTATCTATTCCTTTCTGTGAATTTGAAGTAGAAGGCACTGACATATAAACAACATACTCACATTCATTAAGCTCCGCAGAAATATCATCATTGGGAGTAAAGATTTTATAGTCGAATACCTGTGCTTTTCCTCTACTAAAACTTTTCTCTTTCAATGCATATACTACAACTTCTTTTCCCTGTTTCTCTAGCCAATTCTTATACTCAATGGTATATCGGGTAACACCACAACCCTCAACACCTCTACCCATAACAAGTGCTATCATAGAAATGCCTCCAAATTATTAGGCTTCACGCCTTCCTTCACATACGTCTGTCCTATCAATTTTTCTGGACGTGCAATCACTTCACCGCCTGCTAGTGTAGCTACCTTACTATCACAATATGCTACACACGATAACCTAGTGCCTTCACCGTAGATAGCTGATACGCCGTGAACCTGTTTAGAGTCAGCAATTATAATGTCGCCGTCATCGGTATCAATACCAATCTGCCATCTAGGAAATACAAGATAAGCACCTGTATACTCACCCACCCGAAAAACTGACATTGTAGTAAATCCTAACTCGGTATCGCCCTTATCTATATGCAAAGACATCTGCTTAGTCTGAGCTTCATTATACTTGTTAGGTGAATAAGCAGTGAATATACCCATCCTATGCTCTTCAGCTATAAACTTCTCAGCAAATGTTTTCTGTGAATAATACCTGTCTGGATGAACCTGTTCAAATGCTCTTTCATTTATTTCAGAAATCTTTAATAGCTTCTCCCATCTATCAGCATTATCTCTAGCCCATGCAGACAACTGAATTTTTCCCGTAAACCTTCCACGTTTGTAACCAAGGAGTAATGAGTGTATATCTTGACCTACAGCAATATCATTCCAAGTGCCATCTTTCATTTTTGTATAATAAGAGTTGGGTGTTCTTAGTTTGTAATGCTCATCCTCTACCCAACCCTTTTCATCTAACAGTTTTTGTTTGTCAATAGGCCCAGACGCATTAGCTCTCATATTAGATGTTTCATCAATAGAGTACAATGTATCTTTTATCAAATTGTGTTCATCTTCATTGAAGCCCTTCTTAACAACAATAGCTATAGGTTCATAGTCGTTAAGAACATTTTTATTTGGACGTACAACACGAAATGTTTCATCACATTTTATTACTTGTTTATAACAAGATTCAGTTGCAAATTTTCCATTCCATTTATTATCAGTTTCTTTTTCATCATGTTCTACTTCAGCAACGAAAGTCTTCATACATTTTCTATCTCTTTATATGGTTTCAATATATTTTCATAAATTGTCTCAGCAATACGTTTAAGTTGCGGCGGTGCAACCATCAACCCAATACGAGCTTGTTTCTCTTTCAATGTACCTTTAAGGTCAAAGTCAATAGGTAAACCCATAATCCGAATTGCTTCTTGAGTAGTAAACCCCCTATCACATATAGGATGAATATGCGATTGACCCATCAAACCTTTTTCAAGAATAGTATTTGAAGCTTGATCCCACCCCAAACGTCTTGTTTGAAAACCATTACCTTTAGGGTTATAATCTCCAACAGATACATACTTAGGCGGGTCTTTCGGCATCATCTTAACCCATTGACCAGTAGTGCTACCACTCATTTTATCTTCTAAGATTTTACCTTCTGCAAGATTATCTTCATCTTCTAACAAATGATATATAGCATCTCTTTGTGTAGGTTGTAGTTTATATGGTACTGGAAAAACCTTTTCAGCTAAACTGATAATGTTTAGTCCTAGTTTTTCCATCACATCATTTCTAACACAAACAATAAATACCCTTTCACGTTTTTGTGGCACACCGTGAAACGATGCATTACATACTCTATGAGCAACAGTGTACCCGATATTCTCAAATCCTTCAATCATCTTTTTCATATGATCTCTAGCATAATTCATAGTTAAACCTTTAACATTCTCACAAACAATAACCTTAGACTGAACATCTTTAGCTAGGTTAATAAGGTCAAATGTTAAATCTTCAATATTAGTTTGTACTTTACCATAAACCTTTTTAGTCTTATTCCATCCTTTACGTTTTGACCCACTCATAGAGAATGGCGGACAAGGCGGAGAGCCATCGAATATATCTAATTCGCCTGGCCCAAGATTAGCTGCATCAAATATTTCCTCGACACGCAATTCTCTAATATCTTTACAAATAGTTGTAGTATCAGGATAATTAGCAGAATAGGTATCACATGCAATTTGTTGAAACTCATTCATTGCAAGAACATTACCACCAGCTAACTTATACCCTGTAGAACTTCCGCCACCACCAGCGAATGTAGAGACAACTGTAAATAGTTTCCTATCAGCAGAGTCCCTAACATCCTTCAAAGTATATTCTTTATATCCTGTATTACTCATGCAAAAGACCTTTCAGTTTTTAGTTCTTCTAGTTTTTCATGCAGGGCATTGATAGTCCCATCATTCTGTATGATAATATCAACATCATCGCCCTTCATACCATTCTCACTTGAATGCTCACCATTTTCATAGATACCTCTAGTATCACTTTGAAGGTAAACAACAATGCCACCTTGATCTCTAATCCAGAATGCTTCATTAGAAAAACGAACATCGGTAACAACAATAGAACGGCCAGGATTATTTCTCATAAATATATCTGCACCCTTCACCCATACATTGATATCAATCGCCCGAGCAATATCTGTTCCTACCCGTTGATATAAATCTCTTGGTGATCTACCCCACGGCTCTGCTGGTTTCTCTTTATTCTCAATCTGTTTATCAGTAAGATGAAACATTATCTTTGTTGCATCTTTTAAAGGTTGTGCAAAAGAATAACGTAAAAACTGATATTCGTCAACCAAGTATTTTCCAGCAGTATCTTTACCACTTCTAGCTTTACCAGCAAACCCAATAACTAAAGGTTGATTATCTCTATTAGTCCACATCGCTACTCCTCAATAAGTTTGATTTTAAAATCATATAAGTTAGTATTAATAATATTTGTACTACACATTTCTTTAATCCTCAACCTTTGCTCATCTTCGGACATCTTATCATCCAATGTAAGATTGTATACAGCACCATAAAGAACTTCTGTAATTTCTTCAAACCCTAACTGTATTAATGCTTTCATAATAACTTCCTGCTCACTACCCTTAATACCATCTCTCAATAAAGAAGTGACTTCCCATTTCAACTAAACAACCACTTGATTGCAACTACATAAGCTATAATCATTCCAAGAATCCCAATCGCAGCTGGAAGATATTCGTTATCCATTATTCAAGTCCTCTCTGATATACTTGATAACGTCCCAGATTTCTCTAGGTTTCAGAGACTTCTGTGGAGACATCCCAGTGCCCTTTGAGCCATTCTGAATGATCCAGAACATCTGGCCGGGCGAGATATCCTTCATAACGTCAGCACAGGTGAAGTTTCTTGGTTTTGGTGTTAGTGCTTTACCAAGTTTTCCTTTACCGTCACCCTTCTTACCGTGACACATCTTACATGCCATTGGTTTTGCAGTCTTCTGGAAAATCATCTTTCCTTTCTTCTTATCAGCAGTCGCAGTCTTATCAAGTTTCTGGAACATTGACGGTGCAGTTTTAGTGTTACGAAATTGTGTACAGGTTGCATACACTGTATTCGTGATAAACATCATTGTAACTAATGGTAATAGAATTTTAATCATTGAACCCTTCCCCCTTTAAAAAGTGTGAAAGTCTATGAAAAAATATTGTGGAAAGTAATCTTATAAAATTATCTTCTCTATACTCTCCAGAATCGCATTGATATATCCACATATTATTCACCAGTTCTTTGCTTATACTTTTCTGACTGCTGAGGGTCTACCTTCCTCATCCTTTCAAAAAGTTTATCTCGGCCCGGTCTAGTTTTGTCTGACTTTGGGCTGGGATTATCAAGTTCTTTTTCTGGCTCTTTCTGCTCTTCTTTCCTCAATGGGTCTGTCATCTTTTTTTATCCTTTCCCAACTAAAGAATTTAACAAGCTTAGTTGAATATGGTTTGTATACCTTTTTCCATACACTATCCTCTTTGATATGTTTCATTATGATGAATGTTTCAATACAGGTTGAGCAGACGGTACTTGTGCTGGTTGTACATTGTATTTATTTGATTTTAATTGTCTTTTCTTCTTTGTACTATTCTCCATTGTTTTTTCTAAAAAATCATATTTTTTAATTTTATTTCTTTTTTTATTCCTTTCAACTCTCTTTTTATTTAATTTAACTTGTTTCTTTCTTCTTAAAATTCTCTGATTTTTCATGTTGCCTCCTAATGATTTAAGACTAACCACACAATTCCGAATGGTGCAAAGACAGCTGCAAGACAATATATCAATGTAGCAATAACAAAAACTATTCCACCAATCATTTTCAAGATTTCATCCATTATCTTTCTCCTTTATAAATCTTTTTTACTCAAAACATCTGCATTGTTATCAATCCATTCAATAGTAGGTTTTCCAGTATAAGTGCTTTCAAAAACATACCAAGCATATACCATCATACCAGTTTTATACTTACCATCTTTTCGTAACTTATCACCCAACATAGGATAGCGAGTAAATACATAAACAGTTTTTAATTTATATGTATCGCTCGTAAAAATCTCATCATATCTCTTTTTACCATGTAAATATGAAAGTGGTAATAAAAATGCAAACTTCTTTCTGGCGACTTTTCTAGCTTGTTGTATAAACTCCTGTGCTAAAGAAAATGGGGGATTTGTTACAATATAATCATACTTATCATTTTCTTTTAAAAAATCCTTTTCTTGGTCATAAGAAAAAACTCTATCCGTCCAATGTTTATTTAATATATCAACAATAGCACCACCACCACAAGCAGGTTCACAAACAGATAAATCTTTATCAAAATCCTCTCTTTCAAATAAATGTTCTGTTATGCTATATGGTGTTTCATAAAAATCAGATTTCTTTCTTATACCTTTACTATTATTAGCACTAAAGTTTTTACCTTTTTTCATCTGTAAAATATGATTAAGCGTAACATCCACACACTCTCTTAACCTTTTCAAAACTTCGGTTCTTGTCCAAGACTTTTCTTGAATAAAAAGTGTAGCAGGTTGTATACGACAATCTGTTAATATGTTAATATTATTTCTTGGTTTATAACTCGCTAGAGCGTCACAACGATCATACATAGTAGAACCAGCATGAAAATCACATCCACAAGCAAAAATTACATAAGGAAAATAATTTAATTTTTTATTTGCACACCATAATCTAAACTCATCAACATTTTTTGCTGCTCTTTCAATGGCATTGCCTTTTGCTTGTTTTTTCTTTCCTTCTTTTTCACGTGCTTTATTCGTCCCCTGTTTTTTCATTTCTGAAATTAATAACGGATACCAACTCTTACCAATTTTTACTTCGATTATTCCACCATCAGGTTTTACAAATGATTTATCATTTTCCGGCCTATAACCATTATTAAGAGCTTCAGCTATTTCTGTTTTTTTTAGTAAATCCTTTCTACGAATTTCTAAATCTGGATGTTCTTTTTGCACATCATCTATAACTTTATCAACACAATCAGACAAAACAGCTTCTTGGTTTTTAGCAATCTTATTAAAAATATTTTGACCGCCTCCAAGTTTTGTATGTGTTTCTCTAAGTCTTGCACTTGAACTCATAATATAAACTCCATTAAATTAATGTTTCTCAATTGTTAAGTATATTATCCCATATTTAGGCATATAATACAAGGAAAAAGTTACTAACCTAAGTTATTGAAAAATAAGGGGTTATAAGTTGTTGTTTTTAAAGGGTTTTTTGACCCCCTCAGAGTCGTTTTAAGGGTTATTTGTCCAAACTAAGGGTATAGTATAGGGTAAACCATTAAAGTGCCTTAAATCGTCTTAGAATGGGGGTTTTCATACCATGATTCCATGCCGGGGCTCATACTGGAGCAGTCAAGCTTCAATAGGTAATCTGTAGTTGATTTTGTTGGTTGCTTCTCCAAGACGAATGTTTTATCGCATGGGATACATTGAATATTTCTGGTGCCTAAATGCTTGGAGATTTTTTCTGGAAGATTAGTTAGCTGGTAGTATTCAAGCTTGCCGAAAGAATGGTAAACGTGTACATCAATCTTTTGTTGGCAATACCTACAATAGACCATGACAACATCGTAAGGATTACTTTTTGCTTTTTCTGCGAGAGAATTTTCTACTTTATGCATATGAACTATTTTCATAACAAGTACCATTTATTATAAATATGATTAATAATATAAAGAAAGGGATCGTATGAAATTTCCGTTAAGAAAAAGCATACATGGTATCATACAGCCATCAATACAATTTAAGGG